CTATTTCTCTTCTTTGTCTTCTATAACTCCTTCACTTGTTATTATCTTATTTTTTATCAGTGCTCCTCTTTCATTGAATGCATAAAGTTTTCCATCAATTACTCTTGTATAATTTAAATGACAAGTTCCCCAATCATTAAAATAAAAAGTCTCTTCACCGATTGTTATCCATTTGTCATGTACCATATAACAATCTTTATCGAAATAGTACCATTCATTTTTATATTTTAACCATTTGTCTTTATATGCATATCCTTCAGAGTCAAAATAAAACCAATTATCCCCTATTTTTTTCCATTCATTATGAGGATATGAGCCATCTTGATTTTTATACCACCATTTTCCTGTTGCTTTTTCTTCTTGCCAACCTGATTCAGTATATCCATTTAGATAATTTCTTACTTTATCAACAAAAATAGTCCATGAAATTCCATTCTTATTTGCTCTTATTTCATGAGGACAGTCTTTCCCTGACCAATAATTATGTTGCACCATATTACTGATGTCTATATTTTCTTCTTTCAACAAAAGGGCAGCAAGTTTCGCTCCATTCTCAATGGCTTGGTTATAATCGCCATCACTATTTACACATATCTCAATAGAAATGCTTTCAGTGTTGCCTTTTCCTTTTCCATCACCAGCATGCCATATTTTAAAATCATGAGAATGTGTTTGAATTGCCTCTTTGTCATCTACTTGCCAATGCCAACCATAACCTACACCACCTCTAGCTTGTAATTTATGATGAGCCATAGCATTAGATCCTTCATCTGTATTCCCTGTTTGGTGAATTGTTAGAAAATTTTTAGGATTTCCTCTACCAAAGCTCACTTTATTCGATACACTGTCCGGAACTATAAGTCTTTCTATTTTCATAATTTTTCTCCTATTTCTTATTTTTTTCTACTTCATCTACAAAATTTTTAAATAAGCTAACATCTACACCCATTTTTTTAAGATTTTCTAAAATTGATTTTAATTCCATAAATAAATATCCTAAATACAATACATACACAAGTCCTATTCCAATACCTTCAGGAATCAAAATGGATACAGGTATAAAGAAAATCATTACAATCATGCTGCAAATTTTTCTTAAAATTCCATTTATTCCCTTCTGACTTATTATGTTTCCATTTATTTTTGCTGATACTGTGCCTGTTAAAAAATCAATTATCATCGCAATGGCGATTAATCCTAATATAAAAAATATCTTTGCATCTTGTGTGCCTGTAAGTTCTCTTAAAAATTCAATCATCATTTTTATCATCCTTTCTGTTTTTTAATAATCTTCTTTTTTCCACTCTGCAGGAGTGTTTTTTGGTCTTGAAATATTTTTATCTTTTAAAGATGTATAAATTGTGTTATCATCTAAAACTTTGTCACCTTTGTTATATGTTTTAGCAATAGAGTGACTGAAAATAGGTTTTAAGGTTGTAGGGTCTATAAGTTGATATTTATTTGTTAAAAGCGAATTGAAATGATTATCTGACTTATGTTCAGAAACAACTTCATAGACTCTTCTTTCTACTCTAAATCTGTCGCCTTTATGATATGGAAAATTAGGTTTATACTCTTCATACTTTTCTATTGGATTTTCTTTATTTTTGGGGGTTTCAACTTCTTCAACCGGTATGTTTAAAATTTCAAAAATATTATTAATTTTTGTTAATTCAGATTCTATACTTGTTCGTTTTTCTTCACTTTCAATAATTTTTTGATTTTTTAAATCTAACTGTGCTTGAAGAGTAGCTATTTCAACCTTATATTTTCCTTCAGTTTCTTTTAAATCGTCTCTTCTTTTTTCAAGTTCTTTTTTTCTGATTTTTACTTCATCAATCGTCATTAGCAATCATCTCCTTTCTAATTTTCGGCTGGAAAAGTTATTTTATCAAAACAAGCCCATTTTCTCCATTGTGATTCATCCCCAAAGGTTCTAATAACATCTCCATTCGGTTCTATTCTTGCTATTCCTAGTGAGTAATCGTCAAGAATTACATCACCGAAAAATTGTCTCTTTGGTCGATACTGCTCCGGAAGTGTAAAAATTACAGTTCCCCATTTTGTTACTCCACCGGTTACAATTCCTTGTAAATGGACATTTCCATTTATATCTTTATAAAAAGTTAGTTTGTTATATTCTCCGGGTAAATTATTCCAACTATTTTTAAGCTGAGCTTCTATAACCTTTTTCTTTATAGACTTTTCAAACTCTACTTCTTTTCTAAATTTTGTTAGTATATCTACATCAAATAAATTATTAAGTATAGAACTTCTCCCTATCGCCATGCCTTTTCCGTCTTTATGAAAATCGAAAAGCACGAAACTTGTGTATACATAAGTTATACTTTCGTTCGAAGTATTAAAATCAGATATACTTAACCTAAATTCATACTCTCTGTCTGTTGTAATATTGTATGTTAACGTATTTGAATTTAAACTTTTTTCGGTACCCGACTTTACTGTTGACCAAGTTGAACTCCCTCGTGGTCTTCTTTCAATTTTCCAATTGCAAGGGTTTTTGGTTGCAATGATTGACATTTTAAAGTTATAAATCAACTTTACAACTTTTTCATCAGCTTCTGTTCTGTCTGCTGAAAAATTAATAATTTTTGGGGGATCATATGGTTCAACTTTGATAGTTCTTTTTTCACTTGAGGTCTTTCCTCTGCTATCTGTAACTTTTATATCTATTTCGATATTTCCACTTTGAGTAATTTCTTTTGTTGTTATAGCTTGTCCTGAATAAGTGTTTTTATCAACTGTAACACTTATATTTTTTATAGTAGCTTCTTCTTTACTTGTTGTTCTAGTATCAACTTTAAGCTTACTATGATTTTGTACATATACTCCTAATGCTTTACTCTTTAAGTTTATATCAGAAATATCTATTAATTCTATTGTTGGAGAAAATTCATCAGGAACTTGCATATTCCATCCTGGACTATAAACTGTTTCTCCAATTTGTTTTCCGTCCTTAAAGGTGTTAATCCCAATATCCATATATATTAAACTATTATTAGGTTGTAAATTGATGTGTTCTTTTGTTGAGATGAATTTCAAGTCTAAATCTCTCGTTTTATGTGCGATATAATGCCATTGACTACTTCCTTTTTCTCCACGAATTACATACCATACATCATGTGTAACATCTCCTGTAAGTTGTTTTTGAATATGAATTATGTGTTCTTCTCCTAAATCTCTTGAGCCTTGCATTATATCTGAAATAGTTGACATTCTTGGAATTTTATCAAGTTCTATCGTATCAGAGCCACCGTCAACACTTCCCACAAAAGAACCGTGTATTCTAGCTCTTATATCAAGAATTGTTGACAGCCATACATCTAGTGTCCCATCGGGATTGTGATAAATTCTTTTTTCAAGACTTCCTAAATAAATTGTACTATTCCCTCTTGTGCTTATATTTGAAGATGTTATGTTGTAATTGTTACCAGCGATATTTACTGTATGAGTTCTTGAACCAATATACAGGTCATATCCACTATTGCATGCTAGATATAGTGATATTGTTAAGTCGCTATAATTCTTATCAATGTTTTGAGCAGCTTTCCACTCTGTCCTTATCGTATAACCTTTTTTAAACGTTTCTTGATAACTTCCTGATAAAGCCATCTATTCCACCACCTTTCTAAAAGAAAGATTTCCATTTTCTCTAGGAACAAAAGCAAAATTTCCTATTCTTATACTTCTTAAAATTCTTGCATCTGTTATATAAAGCTCCTCATTAGAAAAGTATGCTACTTCTTTTTCTTTCATAAAGAAAGATTGTTTCTTAGGAGATAGTCTCATTTTAAATTCTCCATCTTTCTTTCCCATTTCCATTCCTTCAATATCAAATCTTATATAGCTTGATATATCATCAAATTTCCCTTGAAATACACTTTTGTCATTCTGATAGATTTCTTTAAATTTATCAAAATCAAAAGTTATAGAATCGTGAGTTTGTTTTATACTTGACTTAATAAATTCTTTTAATTTTAAATTATTGAGTTCTAAATTGTTAAGTTGCTTCGCAAGTTCTGAGTTAGTAGTAGTTAAATTTAAAATTTCTTGTTTTAATTTTTCATTTTCTTTTTCAGTATCTTCTAAAGCAGGAACCCATGTTGTTGCAATTGTTCCCTCTTCAATCTTTAATTTTTTTATAGAAAAAATTGGCTCTTGATTATTTCCTAAAACTTCAATAAAAAGTTTTTTTACATCTTCAGCTTTTAAAACAACTCTTTTTTGTTCTTTACTTTTTACAACTTCTTTTAGTTCTGCAGTATATTCATTCAAAAATAATTTTAAATCAAAATCTGAAAAGTTTATACAATCAAAGCTAAACACATAGTCTTTAGTTTGTAATTTTAAATTTTCAAAAAGATAAAAACCTAGTATGTTACTATTTGTATCTGTATTTCTTTCAACAAATTTTATACTTTCGCAGTCGCCCCACTCTTCAATATCATTTAGTTTATTGTACTCTATACTTTTTGCCCCGAAAGTATGCCATTTTGATTTGTCAAAAAAGTAGCTGTTTGGTAGCAAGTTTCTTGCCCCAACCTTTACTTTTGATACTTCGCTTGTTACTGATTTTTTTACAATATTATTTATACTCTCATTTGAACTTAAGTCTAAACTCTGCCCAACATCAGCAGAGAGTTTATTTGCCGTTATAGAATTTGCAACTATTTCTTCTCCAGCTATTCCTTGTGGAGTTATAGCTGTTCGCCATTTCCACTCTCCATTAGTTTTTTTACTGTCTGCAATTAGGATTTTTCCAGCTCCCATATATACAACTTTAGTTGGATTTTCTTCAATAGGTTTATCAAAAGAATAATAACCTGCTGGTAATTTATACTTATTATTTGCTTTCAGTTCATAGTTATATCCGTCTTCATTAAAATAGAAATTTGTAATATTTTTTAGAAAGCTTTCCATTCTACTTTCTAATTCCTGTTGTTTTTTTTCTTCTTTTTCGTTATCGCTTTTTATTCTATCGGATGCAGATAAAACAACCTTATCTCCAAACTCAAAACTTATCAAATCCGAGTTTAAAAAATTCTTTTTGATTTTAAATATTCTTGTTTTATATCTAATGTTTAGATCATTTCTAATAATTGTACAGGTTTCTCCAATTTCAACAAGTCCTTGAGATATAACTGTTGATTTTAGCTGTAATTTAGGTCGACAGTTTTCTTTTGCATATAGATACGTTTTATTTAAAAGTTCTTCTCTATCTTCTACATCAGAAAATTCTACAATCCCTACTTTTGGTGTTCCATCAGGATATCCCCAAAGTTTACTAGCTTCTTTTATTTCGACAAAATCCTGCCCAACAGGTTTATCAACCGGCTTTCCTTTTGCTTTTTCCCAAATAACACCATCAAACTTTATTTTTCTTCCATAACCACCTTTTTCAGTTTGCTCCCCTTTGCCAAGTCCAATATAAGCTGTGTAAATATCTTTATCGGTTTCAGCAACAACTGTTAAAAGTTCATCTCCATATTCAAACCATTTTCCATTATCATTTGAAATTTTGTCGTATAGATTTATAGTTTTTGAAATGATTTTTCCATTTTGAAATTCTATATGTGGAATAAATTCACAATCCCATTTTTTTAATGCTTCTGAAAAAGATGATAGTACAGATTTGTAATAAAAATTAGCACTTGAAGTTGTTGTTGATTTACTAACTCCAACCTTCCAAGTGCTATTTTCTAAAATTTTATTAAATGCCTCTGCAGCAGTAACCTTTGTAGGTCTTATATCTCTTAAGACTTGACCTTTTAAATCATCAAAGAGTATATGAATACCTTGTAGGGTTATCATTCCATTTTCTTTAATATTTTTTCTGATTTTATAAAGCCAAAAATTGTTTAATTCTTTTACTCCAAAATATTCTGCTTTTTCAATTTCCTTATTATATTTTGTAATTGCAGTAGCTGTTATAAGTCCATTTAATTCAATTTCTTGAGTGTTTTCTGTTAAGTCTTCCGGAGAAATAGTGTCTATTAATTCTTGTTTATTATTAAATAAAAATATTCCTGATTTCATTAATACCACCTTTCTCTGTACTCTATTTTTAAGTTAGTTGCATTTGTTATTGTTACAACATTATTATCAAAAAGTTTAAAATCGTGATAATCACTTTCTACAAAGTCTAAATAGCTTTTTATATCTTTCTTATTTAAAAGTATTTTATCCTTTGATATTTCTAAAATATCATCCTTAGTAAAATTCCCATTTAGAATAATTTTTGTTCCTTTTGTTTCGTTTTTTAAGATAACTTTATTAGTTCCATTTGTTATTTTTGCAGTTATATTTTCTATCTTAACATCAAGACTATATTTTGATTTTATAGTCTTATCTACTGTTAATTTTTCTCCAAAAGCAAATGGATCTTGACAGAATATAGTAAAAGACCCTACACCTTTATTAAGTGCAGGATCTGTAACTTCTGTAACTCTACCTAGTCTATATCCCTCTTCATCTGTTACTTTAAAAATAACATCTTTATCAGAATTTATGCTATTATTTAACTTTTGCATTGTTTTAAAAAATTCTAAATGATTTTTAGAGTTTATAAGAAAATCAACTATTACTTTTCTTCCAGAATATTTGCTTTCTGTTATATATTCTCCATCTCTTCCGGAGATTGATATTGAATTGATATTCCTTACAAAAAGCCCTCTTCCTTTAACATCAATTGTAGTATAGTCTGCTATTGTATCATCTAAGTTTATATTATTAAATATTAATTTATATCCCATACTACCTCCTAATATGCTAAATTAAGTTCGATTTTTTCGTCTTGAACTTTTGTTATATCTTCAACAAATGTTTTAAAAACATTGTTCCCTAAATGCAATATTAATTCAACAGGTGTCTTACTATCTATATCTGAATTTGTTATTAAAGCATTTTCTCCATTTACTTTTTCAAACATTGATTGTGGTTTTGTATTTACTATATTATGATTTAATTCACTTGTGAAACTTCTTTGAGTTTCTTTCGCTACTTCTTCCATTGCATTTTGAACAGGTTTAATATTGTCTTCAATACCTTCAGCAAGTCCTAAGTCTAAGAACTCCCCTATTTCTGCAAAAAGTCTTGATGGAGAGTGAATACCAAAGAATGCTTTAACTTTGTTTACAACATTCTTACAAGCATCTATTGCAGATTTTATAACATTCCCAACTGCTCCTGCAATACCTTTTGCAAGTCCCATTAGAAGTTGACCCCCCATTGAAACAAATTGCGAAACAAATTTTCCTATTGAAGATAGAATTTGTAAAATTATTGAAGGTATTTTTGCAATCACTTCTGGTGCTTTTTGAACTATACCTACAAGCAATTTACCAATTAATTCAATACCTTTTTGTGAAAATTGTGGTAAATATTCCCCTATTTTTCTAATTAGAGCTAATAATAGATTAGTCAAAGTTGATATAATTTGCGGTAAATTATTCCAAATACCAAGAGCCATTTTTGCAATTATTTCCCAACCTTTTTGTAAATACTCTGGATATTTTTCTAGTATTGTTTTTAATAATTTATCTAAAACATCAACCATACTCTTTGTTATTGCTGGCATATTATTAAATATACCTTGAGCCATATTCTTAATTAAATCATATCCTGCTTGTAATAATTGAGGTATAGCATCCATTGCCACAATCATTATGCTATTTATAATCTCTCCCATACCAGTTATTACATCTGGAATTGCAGTTAAAAGACCATTTACTAATTCAGTTATCAATTGAACACCAGTTTCTAAAAACTGTGGTAAATAATCTGTTAAAAGCACATTTATCATTTCGCTAAAATTAGCCCAAAAACCATCCATACCAAAATCAAAACCACTTATTAATGAATTAACCATATTTGTTCCCATTTGAACAAATTGTGGCAAAGCTACTTGAATAAAAGTTATTAAGAGTCCTGGTAATTGTGCTAAAATGTTTCCTATCATTGGAAATAAGTTTCCAAATAGAAAAGTACTAACAGTACTTGCTAAACCTTCTAAAGCTGGTCTTAATCCTTCTCCTAAAGCTAAAGCACCTAAAACATCCTGGAAGGATGCTTTCATAGCATTAAAAGAACCGCTAAGAGTTGTTGATGCTTCTTTTGCAGTTGTTCCTGTAATGTCTAATTCACCTTGTATAACGTGAATTGCTTCGTAAACATCATTTAGGTTGTTTATATCATATTTAACACCTGTTATCTTTTGAGCATCTGCTAAAAGTCTTTCCATTTCTTTCTTAGTTCCACCATAACCTAGTTTTAAATTGTCTAACATTGTATAATTTTGTTTAGCAAAACCTTGATAAGCATTTTGGATAGCTTCCATTGATGTCCCCATCTTGTTGCTGTTATCCGCCATATCTATCATAGCCATATTTGCAGTTTCAGCAGCCTTTTTTGTATCTCCCCCTAGAGATTGTAATAAACTTGCACTAAAGCCTGTTACATTTTCCATATAAGCATTAGCTGAAAGCCCTGTTGTTCTATATGCTTCTTTTGCATATCCTTTTACTCTATCTGCATTATCTTTGAAAAGCGTTTCAATACCTCCCAAAGATTGTTGAAGTTTTCCACCTTCTGTAAGAGTTGATAATAGAGCTTTTCCAATTCCTGCTGCAATAAAGACTTTTTTCAACGTAGAAACTATACTTGAACCTGCACTTTGTCCAGCTTTAGAAGCTTCTCCGTCTAATTGTCCACTAATTGCTCCTTCAAGCCCTTTTGCAGACGGAACAATTTGGACGTAGGCTTTACCAATATCACTCATTATTATCACTCTCCTTTTCTTTTATATTTTTTAGTATTTTTGCTTTTGCTTTTTCAAAATCCTCACCGGAAGTAAAACTACTTACATTGTCTTTAGATTTTTCAATTGTATCTAATAACATTTTAGGTTTATTCCTTCCCTTTTGTGCATCTTTAGTATTTGCATACACTAAAAGTGTTAATCTATCTAAAATCCCTGCTAATAAATAGTTTTTAGTTTCCATTTTTGAATTAAGAATTTTCATTTTTAATCTTGAATTTTCACGAAGCCCATAAACTAAAATTGCCACTGTTGATAGTGGCAATTTCTTGTAGTCTATTATGTTATATGTTTCAGCAAGATCACAAATTATTAAATCCTCATATTCTTTTATAACTCCAGCAAGGAATACTAGTTTTTTACTTTTTGATTACTTTTTAAAATTTCTTCTAAAATTTTACTCATCTTTTCAGTAGAAGCATATCCATCTTTTTTCTTTAAAAATTCTATTAAGTTTTCTTTTTGTTTTTTTCCTAAAAGTTTTTCATAAACTTTAGGAACCAAAAGAGGATTAGAATCAACATCAGTCATTAACTCTAATAGCTCATAATCATCTAATGCTCTATCTGAAATTTCAAATCTAAAGCCTGTTTTAGTAATCCCTTTTATCATTGTTATTCTCCTTTTACAATATATTCAGTATGAGTTTTGTTCCCGCCATTTGGAAGTGCTTCAATTGTTACTTCATAACCTACTGCATTTTCATCCGTATAATTTATTTCTCCAATTTCAGTAATTACTCCATTTGGAATTACAATTCTTTTAATTATTCCACCTTTTAATATCATTTCTATAACTATAGCATGTGGTTCTGCAGGATCACTAGTTGCTTCAATAGTAATTCCTGTTTCTAAAGTACCAGTTACATTTTTGTCTCCATATATTTCTTTTAAAACATCTATGTTTAGTGCCTCAATCAATTTATAAGTAAATGTATCTGGTTTTTCTGTTTGAGTTGCTAAAACTACCTCTCCACCCCAAGCCTTAATTTTTTCAGATTCTGGACTATTTTCATTATTTAACCCATCTTCTGAAATATAACCTAAATTTTTAAAAGCCTCATTAAGTGCAGTTTTTGCATCTGTTGGTAATACTGTTCCAAGTGGTGCAACACTTACTGCTCCGCCTACTTTAGGTTTCCCATAAGTTACATTTTCTGTCTTTGCCATTTTTTTCTCCTTTTTAATAATGTTTGATATCAAAAACTGCTTGATATCTGTATTGTTTAGTTTCTTCATCTGTAAAGTTATAATCGCTATTAAGCTTTACTGATGCTATCTCATCTAAATTTATCATTTTTTCAACTGCTTCTTTTAACTTTTCATTTAGTTCACAAGCTTTATATAAGCTTTTTGCATAACTTTGAAAAGCAAAGGTTGTTGATTTTAAATGATTATTTTTCGAACTTGATGTTTTTTCAAAAATTACAAAACTTTCAGGCTCATTTTCTTGATGTTCTAAAAAAACATCAACTTTTAAATTATTCTTTAAAAATTCTCTTATTACTATTTCAATCATATTATCTAACCGCTTTTAATAATGTGTTATTCTTATAGTTGTCTCTTTTAGCTTTTTTTGTCTTAGCTCCAACAGAAGCATTTGCTCTGGTTTTTCCAATGTAAATATCAGTTTCATATCCGGAACCACACCTTGCAGCAATTGCTTTTGCTTTTTCACTTAACACTGATTGCATTGGAGTTGACTTCATGAGTTCACTAACTCCTTGCCTATTAATCTTAAAATTTTTAAGCATATCGTTCCACCATAACTTTCTTATGCCAACTTAAAGGAATCATATCTTCTATTCCTTCTATAACTCCCCCAAAAACTTTATATTTCTTATTAAAAAATATAACTTCTTGATTTTCCCAGATATTTTCATCTCCCTTTGGGATTGCAAGAGTGTATTCTATTTTTTTTCCATATAAACTTAAAGAGTTTGTTATATCTTCTGTAGTTGGCTGACCTATAAGCACATTATCAACTTTTATTTCTTTGTCTGCAAAAATTGAATTTCCAAAAGGATCTTCTCCTACTTTTATTTTGTTAATCAAAATGATTGTTTTACCTTTTAACCTACTCATAGAAATTAATCACTCCATATCTTTGCTTTTTAAGCCCAAGTCTTGATAATTCACTATTTTTTATAAACAGTCCTCCACCTGGATTTAAAAACGTTCCACTGAATGAATAACCTAAAGCACTTTCAGAAGTTTGAACCATTGGTTCATTCTCTGTGCTAGTAAGTAGTGTCCTGGATATAATATCAACAACAACAGATTTTAAAACATTAGAAAAAGAGTTATCCTCTGCAAGTTTATCAAGGTCTTTCCCAACCTTTTTTGCTTCAACTCTTAAACTATCAGATACTACTGGTATTAAGGCTGTTGCTCTTTTTATTTCTTCTTTGTTCAATTCTCTAAACAGACTAATTATATCTTCAATAGTTGCAAAATTACTCATTTTTGCCACCTACTTTTTCTTTGATTTTTTTCCTTTTTTGGATTCTTCTGTTTCTTCTGTAGTTTCTTCCTCTTCTTCGACTTCTACTTCTTCAGTACTAGTTTCTTCTACTTCTTTCCAATCTTCTCCTGAAATTAGACAAGGACTATCAATGATAGCCCCTGTTATGATATTTTTATAAATCATATTATGCCTCCACAATTCTTGCAAAAGATTTAGCATCTAAAATTGCCCAACCAATATAAGCTTCTGCTCTCAAATATACTTGGTTATATCCTTTTAAGTCTTTTCCGGAATTATCGGGATCCCCATATTCAATTACTTGAAGTGGAATTTCTTTTGCATAACCCCATTTAAACATATTAGCAAAATCTCCTACTATAGCTTTTTCTTTGTTATCAACACCTTCTGATACTGTTGTATTTATATCAACCGCTAATCCATTAATTGAACCAGGATTTGCTCCCCAAGCTAATTCAGGATATTGTCTAACACCATTTACTTTTAATTTTGCTAATTCAGATGAAACAGTTGGAGACATTGCCATACCTGTTACAACTCCATTAGAACCTTGAACAAGTCCTACTGCTGCTTCAATATTTTCTTCAACTTGTGCTTTAACAAAAGTTACTTTTTGTGAAACTAAATTGTCAAAATGATTAGTTCCAATTACTGTTGAAGCTTGTTTTGTCCTTGGATTTACTCCATGCATTGCCATAATATCAAGTCCTCTAGCAACTTTCTTTGCGAAACCTTCATTAAATGCTTTTAATATATTAATTTTTTCTTCATCTGCTGCATATAAAAATTCATCAGAAATTCTTGCTCCATATTCGATTTTTATCGGACTAATAATAACTGGTTCAACAGTTATTCCTCCTTCAGTTTTTTTCCCATTTTCTGCAACAACATCTACATCCTTGTCTAATGTAAATGTGAATTCTTTACTTCCGTTGAATGATACCGGTACTTGTTTTGCTAAAACCGCAAGTGAAGATTTTCCTTGCACTTTGTTTACTAAGTCTGATACTAATTCAGGGTCAAATAATGTTCCTTTTGATAATACTGCCATAATTTTATTCTCCTTTTAATCCTTTTAATATATTTTGATATGCCACATCTTCTCCACTAACTTTCTTTTCTGTGTTTTTTAAAGGTGGTGGCGGTGTTTGTGATTTGAAAAAGTCTGATAAACTTTCTGCATCTGCTTTTATGCTATCCTCATCATCTCCTGAAATTCTGCCGGCTAAATGATAAGGTATGCCATTTTCAAGAGCATACTTTATTTTTAGAGATGATAAATCATGTGCTTTAACTTTTCCTGTCAATTCTTCAATTTGTTTTTCAAGTTCTGTTTTGCTTGATGCTGAACTTTCTATACTTTTCTTAAGTTCTGTCAATTCTTTTTCTAAATCAACGTTCTTTGTTTTTAGATCCTCATAATCTGTATATTGTTTTGAGATGCTTTCTTTTTGCCTTTTCAATCTCTCTCCGATTATAGAATCTAATTCTTCTTGTGTAGTGATTGGTTTAAATTCACTCATTCTTTTTCCTCCTATTTGTCCAGTTTGATTCTGTATTTTTTTATATTAAAAAAGACACCTTTTAAAGTGTCTTTAATAATCAATTATTTAAATTTAATATCTTATTTTTTGTTTTTTTGCGGGTTTTGATATACTACATATCCAATGTGCTAATAATGCACTATCCATCAAAGAAATGTCATTATCTTCAAATTGGGATTTATAACCAAAACCCCCACCATTTCCAATTAATCTTTTTTCACAATTTGTAGCAACTTTTGTTAATGATGGTTGATCATTGTGGCAAATACTTTTTTGAAATATTCCTTGTTCCCACATAGAGTTAGCTACAATTATTTCTTTTACAGTTGGTAAAATCGGTGCTTTTATTTTAAACTCTTTCATTTCATCTGCTAAAATCTTTTGTCCTGACTGTCCATCAACAACTATATCTGCAATATCTGCATTTTTTAAAAAGTTTATTATCCAACCATTTCCATTTCTTACAGATTGGCAATCTACACTTTCTACAAAAATTCTATTATCAACAGTTTTTACTGCTATACTTAATGCTACATTTGTTCCATCAGCTCCATATTTTATTCCTACAAATAATTTGCCATTAAATTCTGGTAATTTTTCAACTGCCAAATTATCCCAATCAATCTTTGAAATTGCTGATTTTTGATTATACCTTATCCAAAGTCCTAATCTTTGAATATTAAAGTCAATCTCATCTTCTCCGATTTCATCTTCAACTGACCTTTCAGTAAAAACAGTTCCTAAACTAGGATTTGTTAAATACCAAAGTTCTTTATTATACATATCTGATTGGTCTTCAACCGACCATTCTGCCCAACCTGTATTTTTAGTTTCTCCGTTTAAGGCTTTTTTTCTTAAATTAGTAAAGACTGTTCCTGAACTAACTGGAGTTGGGGGAGTTCCACAAAATATAGTTTGTGGATTTTTACTATCTGTTACAACATATTTTAAAGCACTCTGTTGATCATCTGTATATTCTTGTGCTTCATCAATAACTAAAAGGTCAAAACCTTCACCAAGTCCTCCAGTAGAGGTTCTTGTTCTAAACTCAATCACTCCACCAGTTTTTAAAAATTCAATTCTTTCTCTACCTGATGCCCTTAAACTTGTATAGTCAATATCTTCTTTAAATCCCGCTTTAGAAATTATCCTAAGCAGTCTTTCCCAAGCTGAGTGAGAAGTTGTAGTTCTATGTGCTGTATGGTTTATATGTTCGCCTTTTACAAGTCCATATAATTCTCTTATAGCTACTATTTCATTCTTACCATTTCTACGTGGTACTGAATAGCCGAATTTAGTATGAATCCAAAGACCTTTCTTTGTCTTTGAAAGAATAGCTTTTAATAATTCTATTTGCCATTTTTGAGCAGTTCTTCCGCTTCTTTCGTAAAGTTCAATAGCTTCTTTATAATCGCTATTTTTTGTTGATAAAATTAGAGACTGTGTGGGTTTTTGATTTCCTATTTTTTTCTTAGCCAATCTATTATATCCTTTTTTAACAATAAAAAAGCAACTATAAAGATTTTACAGTTGCTTCTATGTTATTTAATTATTTTTGATAAAATACCCTTTACATCATCAATTATATAAAACCTGCCACCTTTTGAACTATCATCTAATGGTTTTGGGTTGTTTAAATCATACAAATAGTCCTCTCCACTATCATCAACAATTTTTATATTATTATCCTTATCAAACACCACATTATAAATATTATTATTTGTTAATCCATCAACACCAAAAGTTTCTCCAATATATTTTACTTTTCCAATATATTCTAATGGTATCGTGTTATTAAATTCACTTTGATAAACGTCAATTGTACTCATTTTATTTCCTCTTTCTATATTTTACTTTAGCTCCATATTGTTTATTCTTATTTTCATACCAATGAATATCATGTATATATTTTGCACTTTCAACTTTTCCAACTCTTTTTTTCCAGTTTTTAATCCTCCCGCCATATTTATCAGATAATCTTTCGACTATTCTAATTTCCCTTCCTTCTGCTATTGTTTTGCAATCTGTAATTATGGTGTTTTTAGGAATAAAAGATTTTTCATTAGTCATTTTGTCAATATAAGTTAATTGAGATTGTAAAGAAACCTCTGTCTTGTCTGCTTCTTTTTTTATCCCTATTTTTTTTCTTTTCTCTATTTTATCATTATTTTCGCTTTTTTTCAAATTTTTTGCCAACGTTATTTTTTTTGACCATACATCCTGTTTTTTTCCATCTCCAGGAAAATATTCAACAATACAATTACAACAATTATGCCTTCTATAGACATCCTTTGGAACATCAGGATAACTATATGTTCCAACTAATTTATCACACCATTTACAACATTTTCTTCTTGATATCCTTCTAACAACCGGACTATACCCTAATTCGAAATGATAATTTACATTTTCTTTTATAGTATCATCAACAATACTTTGACAAAATGTTTTTACAGGTTCATCTAATATCCATTTTATTCTATTATAGTCATCTCTAACTAACCTTGCAATAATTCCATTTGCTTTATCTTGATTAAAACTTGGAGTTATTACCCCTCCCTTTACTTGTGCAGTTTTATTCAAGTTTTTCATAACATTAGCAGAATAGTCTGTTATGACTTCATGAGCCTTTTTTAAACTTGCATTTACAAGCTTTTCTGCCATTTCTTGATACATTTTTTTATTGTATAGCATATCTGATTTTATGTCTTTTTCAAAAACTTTCGATAAAATATTTCCAACTTCTTTTGCTAAATCATTAGCATTTTCGAAAGTCGCTTTTTTTTTTGTTAAAATTTCAAGAGCGGTTTTTATTTCTTCGCTTTGGTTCCATCCTTCATCAAAATGATTTATTATGTTTTTAATAACTTCATCAATATTATT